CCCATTAATATTAACATCACTATTAAATGATAATGTATATGATCTCGCACCTTCCTTAACCGAAGTCCTCACTTTTTGATTTGGTGTTAATGCTTTGATTTCACATTTTGTTTTATCACCATATATGTTATATTCAAATCCCGCATTTGCCAAAACAGAAGATTCTGAAGTTGTTAATATTTTATGTCTTCTTATGTAATATGAACTTACAGTATCCGCAGAATTTGCAAGATTTATAATTCTTTTGAATGTTCCTTGTGTGAATTGTTGGAATGTTGTTCCCGTATAACCTACGTTTCTAATATTGAATATGTATTCTTCAGATCCTGATCCAGGGTCTCCCAAACTTGTCACCTGAAACGCATTTTTACCACCATAACTAATTGATAGTTGTACGAACTCACCAACACTTAATCCGTGAGCAACAGGACATTTAAATGAAATTTCCCTTAATTGAGTATTTGTCCCATTTAATATGATAAATGGCAAACCATTACCGGCAACCCAACTCCATGTGAATGATGTATCAGGGTTAACCGCAAATAAAGTTCTATTATAAACGTTCTCAAAAGGATAACTAATATAATGTGTCCAATTGTATGTGGTTGCACTTACATCTTTAAATAAAACATGATTTTGTGGTGGGATTGTATACCCAGGCACTTTATTATCAGTCCTTATAAAATCAAACTCAGAATATTGTGGAAATCCATCCCAAGGCACATTTGCATTGAATGGGTTTGGTGGTACATTAGAGTTATTGGCAGTCGTACTAATACCACTTGGGTAAGTTATTTTTGCGTTATTTAAAGCGTTTGTATAATAAAGGTTATCTCTAAATGGGGTGTAAGTTGTTGATCCCGTATAAGCATTTTCAAACAATATTGTAAACTTAGTTACCGGTCTAAATGTTGTTGATTCTTGTCTTTCTTGGTCAAAAACATCCGCAAGATTTAAATCCGCAACCCTATCAAATTCAACAAGATTTTTTGTTGTTTGAGCTAAAGGTACATTAATGTATTGATCACTTCTTGGCGCTTGTTGGTACCTCTGAGTTGATAATATTATATTAGTTGTTGGATCTACTATCATTCTTGCTCAGTTTGGACATAAAGTTTATAGAATCTATTAATAGCAGTTTTTCCGTTATTTAAACCAAAATAAAAGTGGTATGGTGCTCCAACAACAACCGCATCATCAGGTAATCCACTATCCTTACCGTCCAAAACAATACCTCCAGCCGGTTGAGGTACTGGATTACCCGCAAGGTCATAATTTGTTAAATACCCTAATTGAGTTGTTTGAGTTCTATATTTTTCATTAACACTAACGAAGTCTAATGATTGATATTGTTTCTTAAAGAATCCTCCATTGTAATCAGAACCAATAGTATCGGTATACCAGTTATTATCTTCGTTACCAAATATATTCTGAGCATTAACGTTAGTAGGGGCACTTGGTTTAATTGACCATTTATAGTTAGGTACAACTTGTGATTTTGGATACCCAAAGTTTTCTTGAATTAAAGGTGTAAAACTATATGTCTCAGTTCCAGGTGATTCAATTTTTCTATATCTTAAATTGTTTTCAGGTGTTTGGAAAAATAACCCCATAATAGGTCTAACGTCTTTAGGACTAGAAGCCCCATTATCGCCGAAATAAATATATTGATTACTTGGGATGTTTTCCGTAATAAAAGGTATTACTTTCCACTCAGAATTGATAGATAACATTTGAGCCCAATCGCCATCAATTCTACTACCACCTCTATCACTATTAAAGAACTGTACGACCCCAACGCCTTCACCACTACTCTGACCAACATTTATAGGTAACATTCTATTTCTAGTACCTTCATTTAATAACCTTGATAAAAACCCTAATTGTATGATATCGGTATTGTCTTGATATGATGTGGATTTTAGTTGATCACCATAATAAGACCCAAACCCATCACTACCTGTACAACATATTTCATTTATAAAATAGTCTCTAGGTCCTAAATCCACAATTGTTGTTGGGAATTGTATTTGTTTTTTATTATATCCCGGAAGTAAAGGTGTGTTTTGTGGTGGTACTGGCGAGTCTTTACCAATAAAATTAGACCCATTCCATGGCGATGATCTATAATAGAAATTGTTTGTAAGTGAGTTAAATATTAATACATCAGTACAATATTTGTAAACCGAAGAATTTGAATTTAAACTAAATGAATTTCTTTTATTAAAACTGAACATATATAAAGTTCCGTTTACCCAATTATTTTGGAATACTTGAGCAAAAATTCCTCTACATGCCGCTAAGTTCATTGTGAATCTAACCTTCCACTCTAAAAATAATCTTATATCGTCAAGTACTTGTACAATGTATGGTTTATTGATTAGACAATAACACCCATTAATCATTCTATCCTCAGGTACACTACATTGTCCTGGTGGTAATACACCAACATTAATACCAGATCCACTGTAACAAGCCAAAGGAACCATACCTTCACAAGTAAGTGTTTCTGTTAAACCAGAAATAAAATCATTAGAATCTTGATTATCACCCCCTAACCCTGGTTGTCCACCGGCATATATTGTGGGTACCGATGCAAGACCGGAATCTGTGTATAAACTAAAATTATTGTTTTGATGTAACCCATATGCGGTTCTGTTATTAGCTCCATTTTCAATTCCAGTTGATGTAGGTGTTCTATCACTTCTCATAACAATTCTTGAGGAATTAGAGAAATTTATAGGTGTCAAAGAGAATCTATAATATGCTGAAGAATACAATGAACTTAAAACACCTCCAGCAGAATTTAAACCAAAATCATTATTAGTTGATTGAGATGCATAATATTCACTCACCTGACATAGATTATTACAACCACCACCACTATCGGTGAACAATGAATAATTAAACGCGTTATTATTTGACCATCCAGCAAATGATCCACCACCAACATAATTAGAATTGTTTGTTGGTTGCGTGTAAGTGGTATTATATAAAAACCCAGTAGATTGAATTAAAGAACCTGCTGTTTGCCAATTTAGAAATGGTGCCGGATTATATGATGTTGATATCGCATCATCAGTACTCAAATAATAATAAGGTAAATTGGATGTGAATGGAATATAATTAGATGATGTTATATTAAACCCATATGAAGGGAAATACAAATAATTATCATTGTTAGATACCGAATTATGACTTCTTGGTTTGTCTCCAGAAGGGTAAGCTTGTATTGGTATGTTCAAATAATAATTACCCTCAACTTCAACATTATTTGGGGTTGTATATCCAAAAATTGTTGATAAATCGTATCTTATTGTTTGTTTTGCGGTATGTGGGTCAACACCTCTTGTAAATATACATACCTCAAATGTCTCATAACCAGGTATTAACTTTAAAACATCAGTTATGGTCCAAGAACTATATGATGGGGTATAATTAACAACATCACAGTCAGGAACTGAGATTCCTATATTGTGAAATAAGTATTCCGAATTATAATAACCCGACGTACCCAAAGACATGCTTTCAAAATCAGAAACTGTCATACCAGTTATCAACTGATAATACTCCACATCTGTATTGTATTTTAAATAATCTTGTTCCACACTAGAATTCCCATTAACAGGTAGTTGAGATACTTGAGGAATGTTAATTAATATATTTTTTTGTGAGTTGGTTTGCCCATTAGGATCCGATTGATTCGCATAATTAACCACTATTGAGGTCTGTCCTGTTAATGTGGTACCTGTTACTGCGTTATTATTAAATTGATTGGTTGTTGCGCCAGTTAAATTAACCATTCTATTAATAGAACCTGAATCTGTATAGTTAGGGTTTTGGAATGAACATATATTACCAACCCCCAATGTTGATACGGTACCTGAATTCATTAAAACAACAAGAACTTGATCAGTAAATGTTGAATTTGCAGGATTGCTATTTAAAGATGGGTTTACCCAAGTTGTTATTATGTTTTTACCACTAAAATATTTATCTCTAGTGTTAAAATCATTTAGTTTTTGAGGATAAGTTTCTGTTACTGGGAACGCAAAGTATCTTCTGTCCCCACCAATATTTTTCTTTTCACCAGACCATAAAAATGGTTGAGGGGCATGTAATAAATAAAGTTCGTCATTAAACAACCTATTAGGGTTATCCGAAGAAATTACATCGTATCCGGAAATTACTCTTTTTAGGTCTAAATTAGCTTGAACTGCAACATCAAGAGAAATATGATTATTATTGATTAAGGTTTCAAACGATTCGTAATTACCCCCATAACCTGAACCACAATCATACGGTTCACTACCATCTGCTAATTTAAGTAAATTTGGATGTGTTATATCGTAAAGATTTGCAATATTGACAGGAGCAATTAAAGTATTTAACGTTGTTAGTGTTACCGTATATGGTAAACTACCAGCCCCATTATCATAATTTGTATCACCTTGTACTTCACTACCCACATTATCATCTTGATTGATACCACAATCACATTCACAACTAGTACAATCAGGATATGCAATCATTGGTAAACCTATTCTTGGAAAACCAGGTATATCAGGTATATCTATTTTGAATATTTTTTTAATTGCATTTACAATTTTCCTTATCAATTCCCAAATTGCCGCAACAATATGTATTAAAAATATTAAAGACATTAATGGCCAAGCCAACACATTTAAAAGTAAATTGAAGACAAAAAAGATATAATCAAAGTTTCTAATTATGTCATTAACAGGAAATGTATTAACCGTAGACTTACAACTTCTATTATCAATTTCTTTAATCCCTAAATGTTTTGCCCTACCAATACCTTTTTTATATCTATCAAGGAACATTGCGGTTGTATATACTTTATTATATCTGAATTCATAGAATGTATCTTCACAATTTATTGCATCTTGTATATTAGCATAATCATCCCAATCTAAACTAAACGCATACGATTTAAAAAGTTCAAATAATTGTTGAGGTATTAAAGTAAAACTAATGTCTTGAGGTTGTAATGGGTCAATAGGTGTTGCAATTATTTTTATACTATCACCAGCATTTAAAATTATTGAATTAAGTGATCCAACATATATTTGCCCATTAATATAAATCTGATAAGATTCTACGTTTGTTGTTTGTGGGTTAGACAGACCTTCAGAATTTAAAAATATAACAGTAGATCCACTAGTAGACCCTACCGGTATTTGAGGGTAATCATAAACACTAATTAATGTTGGATCAAAGGGATCATTAGATGAGTTAGACCAACCATATTCTTTAACATTTGGTACCAAAAAGTTTCCCCTTAAGAAACTACCTTGTAATCCTTCTTCGTTTTGCCATTTGAACTTAAATCTATATTTACCCTTTGTTGGTATACCTTTCTTTGGGTCATTAGAATAAACTTGTTCCCCAAATTCGTTTGTGTAAATGTAATCCAAGTTCATTGGTACATTTGTAAGGAATGTACCGTCACCATCTATAATTTTAGAACCACCATCAAATGAATATTGTTCAAGTATTGGTAATCCTTGTGAATCGGAATTTATTGTTTGTCTAATTGCCAATACCTCACCAGGACCCGCAATCAACTCACATAAATTACCTGTATCATTTTTTGGTTTACAATTTACCTTAAGAGCATCATCATCAGTTGTTGATATGATTGACCCCATAAACACCGCTGTTGGTTGTATAGTGATATTTGCTTGTTTTGTTAAATCAAAATCAACACGGGTAATCCCAACTTGACAAAGATCCGCCTCACCCCAAAATGGAGCCACGTTAACATCAAAGACTAAGTTTTTAAGTTGTGGTAACTCTCTAAGATTTGTAGATGTCTTAAATGTTGCACCATCAACTTGAGATTCAGTTGCTAAACCTTGTTGTATTAAATCTTGTGGTGTTAATGAGAAACACCCTATATCTGAAAGGTCAACATCCATTACAATTGTTTGGGTTCCAACAGGAACACCAAAAATCATAAAGTCACCACTCTCATTTGTTTCAACTGTAAAACGATAGTACTTATCAAAAACCTCAATATATGAGGAATCCATTAATACATCCGCTTTGTTCGGGAATGAACCCGTTGATTTGTGTCCTTTATATGATGGTAACTTAGGAAGTAGGTTATATCTATAACCATCCTCATTTGTGTCGGTAATTGTTTTATATGGGTATAGTTCCGCAATTACAGGATTTAATTCATCCGCGGAATCCAAAGGGATAAAAACTGATACCTTTGCATTAGGTAGTCCGTAACCACCATTAACGAAAACTCTACCTACAACAACCCCATAATCAGAACAAAAACGAGTATATATATCGTTTGCGAGAATCTTTAAGGAAAGTATCTCTAATTGTTCCCAATCCTGTTCTAAGTTGAGGTTAATATATTTGTCAACCCCTACTTGGGTTCTTATTCTGTATGATTTAGGCATTAAAAATTCGTTTTTTCATAAATAGTTTATTTCCTATTTTAGAAAAAATAATCTTCTTTTCTGAAAAATAAATCTCTATGAGAAGTTTACCGTTTTTAAGTTAAGAACTCTTACGTTAATATCCTTATTTGGATATCTAATTTGGTAAATTTGTGTTGGTGTTGCAAAGATCGTATCTGCCGTTGGTTGGATCTGTTTAGTCGCCGGATCTGCGTAAGGCATTGATGTCTGACTTGATGAATATTGTCCCCCAACTTGATTGAAGAATAACACGTCAGATACACTCACAATTCCGTTCTCAGACTGAATTAGTCGTCTAAGTTCAGATATATTAACATTCTGACCTAATTGTCTTACAAGTGGATTAAAGTATGTTGTAACAACATCAATAACTTTGGCAACAACCGCACCTTGATTTTGACTATTGTCTAATACCACATCAACAGTAACCGCTAAGTCAATTGTTTCAGCTGCTTGTATTGAAATGTAGTCATTTATCATTCTATAGTTTGATAGGTAATTTGCAACGTTTTGTTTTAATGTGTTTGATACAACGTTTGATAAACTACCGTTTAAGTCATAAGATAACATCTTAATAACAATCTTATTATTTTCTTCCGTGATTGCAACTTTTGCCGGTGCTCCGAATTGAGCTGGCATTGTTCTAATTAGTGAGTTGTAATCATTAACGGTTACCGCTCTGTGTTGTGCAGCAAAGTTAAACGATACCATGTTTCTAACATCTTCTGTGGTTGGCGGATTTGCTCCCCCAATTGCAGCAGTTACGTTATTACATCTTAAACTATTGATGACACTTCTGTTTACTGAATCAGATGGTCCATTCACCGCAAATGATACAGTACCAATTTGATTGATTGTATTAATACCTAAATTACTCGCTAAACCACCACCAATTCTATATTGTACGAATAATGTTGTGTTAGCAGGTAATGCCGATCCCATAGCGTAGTTATTTGTATATCTACTTAAATCAAATCCTTTTCCATCACGAGCAAACTCTCTAAGTTGTGCTTCAGCAGAAATATTACCACCACCGAATGTCATCTTACAGAAACCTTCAGGAGTATATTCACTAATAAATTTTTGATCAGTTGTAATGTAAGCACCAACCTTAATACCAGGTTGATCCGATACTTTAGTTGGGTCTTCAACAAATACTCTATCCTGAACCAAAGCATCAACCTCAAACCATCTTTCAGGTCCTACAGTAATAAAATCTTGTGGTTGAGGGATTGTTGAGTATTGTGTTCCACTTTTTAATAACACACTTGAAATACCTAAAACATTTTTTTCAGGTAAGAATAACTCCAAATAAGGTCTATTGTCATTAGGTGTGATTACTCTTTTATAAACTTTTGTAACACCATTAATAACAACCTCACGTTTAACTATCGTATAGTTAATCAACTTACCACTTGAATCAAAATTTGGAATTTTAACTCTGTTTGGTGCACCTTCCGCATTTATTGGTGATGCAAAATCAATATCATAAACTGTCTCAAATGGTTGACCCGCACCATTAACTTGTGATCCTCTTCTTAATATACCACAATATCTTAAATCTTCTCTATCTCCAAAAGCAGGTACTATTATAGAGAAATCAACCAAAGCAACCGATGGTCTTTGTCCCGGTATTTTTAATCCGTATGTTCTTGCAATATTATAAACTGATGATTTTTGTTGAGCATATTGTAAAACCGTCTCTTGAATACTTCTATCTATTTGGAAGTTCAAGTTATCGGTAACGGCAGCATTCATATCTAACATAACCGAGAATATACCCGCATCATTAAAGTTTTGGACTAAATCAGGATAATAGGTTTTTGTGAAGTTGATTAACTCCGTTCTTATACCTTGAAAATCCCTTACGGTATAGGATATTTGTTTCTCTGCCATATAATATTAAATATTGATAATTACAAAATCATTTGATTCAAAAGCCGAACTCGTAACTCTGTAATCTATTCTTATTTTTGCGGTGTGTTCCAATTGACTTATGTTTGTCACCCTAAACTCTCTTTCACCATAATCGTTAACTGTATAACCTTTGTCCTCCAAACCAGCAGAACCCGGTACTATAGTTATATTAGTCACCTGTAGGTTTGGCATGTAAGTACCAATAGAATCTCTAATTTCAGATTCAATATCGGAGAATGTTGGCCCATCTAATGGCTCAAAAATAAACTCGTATAACCTACTACCAAAGTCAGGTAAATAATATCTTGATCCTTTTCTTGTTAATAACAAGTGAACAAGATTACTTCTTATTTCCGCCTCAGTTGTACTGGTAACATCTAAATACCTTCCGTCAAAAGAATCAACAAAAGGAAATGTAATACCATACGTTATACCATTATTTGTCATATACTATAAATATAGTGTCGGGATATTTTCAATAAATAGTTATAAAATAAAAAATCCCGACATATGTGTCGGGATTAGTGTCGCGATTAGGATGAACAACCAAAACATTCAAAATCTGAATCTTCAGGTCTTGCCGGTAAATTCAAATGTGAATAATCAACTTTAGGTGGTTCTGGAGTCGCCTTTGGTTTTTCTCTCTTAGACATGTCAACCGCCAAGTGTTTAGCTCCTGTTGAGATCGCCTTTGTTCTTACATAATAACAAAGTGTTTTCAATCCTTTTTCCCATGAGTGGAAGTGTGATGATGTAATCTTTGATAACGTAGGGTTAGCCATGTAAATGTTCATAGATTGAGATTGGTCAATAAATGGTGCTCTATCAGCCGCCATATCAATCAATTGTTTCTGTGAAATTTCCCAAATAGTTTTATACTTAGGTATTAAGTGTTCAATTCTTTTAACCTTTTTGTTGTAATTTTTATCCTCAGGATCCAAATAATTATTAAAGTTAATATTTTGAATTGATCCTTCATTGATGATGATTTCATTTTTCAAATCCTCACACCAAACACCAATCTTCTCAAAATCATTAATCAAATATTTGTTAACAATTAGGATTTCACCCCCAACAACACGACGATTAAATAACGCTGAGTGAGCCGGTTCTGTCATTTCAAATGAACCTGTGATCTTAGCTGATGATGCAACCGGCATTTGTGCCGTAAATAATGAGTTACAAACACCGTAATCGGCAACACTTTTTTTCAATTTACTCCAATCCCACATTCCTGAAAGTTGGGTTTCATCTATTCCCCACATATCAAATTGGAATTCACCTTTAGACATTGGAGATCCTTTGAAGAACTTATATTGTTCGTACTTACCGTTCATACACAACTGATTACTTTCGTAAATCGCCGCATAATAGATAGTTTCAAAAATGTCTTTATTAAGTTTCTTTGCTTCCTCAGATGTGAAGATATAATCCATTAAATAGAATACATCTGCCAATCCTTGAGTTCCAATCGCAATTGCTCTTTGTTCTAAACCACCTTTTAATCCTTTTTGTGTTGAGTAATTGTTAATATCTACAACTTTATTTAAAGATCTAACAACTTTTCTAACTTCAGTGAATAACAATTCAAAATCAAATTTACCATTTTGAATGAAGTTCTTTAATACCATAGATGATAATGTACAGATCGCAGTAGTTTCCTCATCAGTATATTGGTAAATCTCATTACAAAGGTTTGATTGTTTGATCACACCGATATTTTGATGGTTTGTCTTTTTGTTAGCACTATCCTTAGAACATAAATAAGGAACACCTGTTTCAATTTGTGACTCATAAATTTTAGTCCAAATGTCTTGTGCTTTAACTTTTTTACCAAGACCTAAAGAAACCGCTTTGTTGTAATTTTCTTCGTACTCATCACCAAATGATTCTTGTAATGGTTTAATACCCGCATTTTTAATGTCGTTAGGACAGAATAAATACCAATCACCATTATCTTTCACCGCTCTCATAAAGTTGTCAGGAATCCAAAGTGCCGTAAATAAATCACGTGCTCTTAGTTCTTCCGCACCTGTGTTCTTTTTAATATCTAAAAGATCAAAGATGTCTTTATGCCAAGGTTCAACATAAATCGCCGCTGATCCTGGTCTACGACCTTGTTGATTAAAGAATCTTAATGATTCGTTCACAATTTTAAGATACTTCAATAGACCACCAGCATATCCACCTGATGTTGAGATTCTACTTTCTTTACTTCTGAGGTTAGACATTGATAATCCAATACCTGCCGCATCTGATGAGAAAGTTGATATATCATTCAATGTATCTAACAATCCTTTTCTTGAATCTGAGTTGTTATAGTGTAACACACAAGAAGCCAATTGAGGAACTTTTGTTCCCGCGTTGATCATAATTGGTGTTGCCTTTGAAATCAACTGATTTGATAACGATTTGTAGTATTCAAATGCATCCGTCATATTATCAGTAACCCACAATGCAACTCTCATATACATATGTTGTGGTCTTTCTATAACTTTACCATTTGGTTTTTTCAACAAATACATTTCTTGTAGTGATCTCCAAGCAAAATAATCAAAATTATAATCATTTTCGTGATTGATTGCCGAGTCAATAGTGTCTTCACCATACTCTTTAATCGTCTCAATAAGTTTTTCATTAATGATACCGTCACCATAAAGTTCCATCATTGTTTGTGAAAAACTATCATTTGTTTCTTTATGGTAAGAAGATATTGCCACAGACGACGCTAATCTTGAGTAATCGTGATGACTACCAGTGTAAGACGCTGCGATCTCATATACTAACTTATCTAGTTCCTTTGTTGTAATTTCACCCTCAGTTGGTACCGAAGTGATTACTTTGATAAAAATCTCATCAGAATTTACATTCAAACCTTTTGAGGCTCTTTTAACTCTGTTGTAGATTTTTTGTGGGTTAAACGAAACTGAATCTCCCCCTCTTTTAATTATTTTTAATGACATATTCTAAAATTTAAAAATCCTCCGTAAATGTTATTGTTTCATTTATTTTTGCCTTCTGGTACTCCATAGTTCTTGATTCAAAGAAATTACCTTTCGTTTCAACCGCAATTTGTTCCATGAACTTAAATGGTTGTTCAACGTTAAATTCTTTACTACATCCGAACTTAATTAATAAACCATCAACAACAAATTCCAAATATTGTCTCATTAAATTTGAGTTCATTCCAATAAGTGAAACCGGTAGTGATTCTGTGATGAATTCTTTTTCAATCTCTAAGGCTGAAAGTAGGATTTCTTTGATTCGTTTCTCAGAAGGTTTATTTTCCAAATGGTTATTTAAAAGGTGAATCGCAAAATCACAATGTAAGTTTTCATCCTTAAAGATTAAGGTGTTAGCGTTACATAGACCTTGCATGATCCCTCTTGATTTTAACCAAAATATAGAACAAAATGATCCTGAGAAAAATATACCTTCAACCGCCGCGAATGCTACTAATCTTTCAGCAAACGAAGCGTTTTCAATCCATTCCAATGCCCACTTAGCTTTCTTCTGTACCGCTGGTAATCTATCAATTGCATTGAAACATTCATCTTTCTCTTTTGCGTTTGAGATATATGTGTCAATCAATAATGAATACATTAATGAGTGGATATTCTCCATCGCTAATTGGAAACCATAGAAGAACTTAGCTTCAGGATATTGTACTTCACGATAGAAGTTCTCTGCCAAGTTTTCATTAACAATACCATCTGAGGCTGCGAAAAACGATAATACATTTTTAATAAAATATTTCTCGTTGTCTGTTAATGTTTCCCAATCTCT